ACCGGTCCCAATCGAGGCGGAGGAGCAATTGATGGCCCGTGATAACTTAGGTCAGGATGCCACAGATTGAATTCGGGTTTAGAGATGTAATCCCCAAAGTATTCCAGTAACTTGTCCCTGGTCTTGCCGAGCCGTTTTATCCATTTCTTTTTGAATGGCCCGCACCAGATCATCCACAGAACCGGGACAATCCATGGTCTCCTGATCCGGCACTGTGGATACCGGAGCGAGCAGATCCCTATGGCGTTACGGATATCGAAGAAAGTAAGATCGCCACCCACCATGAATGGCGACTGAATGGTCATCAGTAGAAACCGATGCCAGAGAGAGAAAGGCGTCAGGCACCGGCCAAAGACACGATGCCTGACATTATTATCGATGAAAGCCGCTGCCAGAGTCCGATCAATGATCACGGACAATTCAGGGCTAATGTCAACCGGAGCTTACTTTTTGCCTTCGGGCTGTGCGGTATCTGGAACCAGCTCGTCGATCGCATTGGCCCGTGTATCCACAGCAGCGATCGCTGCTTGGAGCTCAGGGGTAATCTGATTGCCGGCGGCGATTGCATCTTCCAACGCCTTATTTAACTTATCAATCTCGCGAAGGAGTGAATCGGTTTCGTTGCTGATCTTGACCAACGTCTCGTTGGTTTTGGTCAGCGCTGCGGTTGCTTCCTGTTGTGTCATTGCCATATTATCTATCCTTTCGTTGAGGTTTTGGATCAGTTGGTCCTGGTGGAGTTGTTGATCCGGGTGGTACTGGTGGAACTTGATCTGGAACTTTCTGATCAATACTGCTGGCCAGCTTTGATCCTCTTTTGATCTGTTCTTCTAATTCTGGAATAATGGGAACATTGCCGGGATCAAAGCTCACTGCTTTAAGGATGTCGTCTAACTTTCCAAGGATCACAACATGCTCTTTGTGAAGTTTATCGAACTGATCGCTTAACCACATTGCTTCTATTGGTGAGGGTGTCCAGCTGGGTGCAGCCATAAAGATCTTTAGTTTGGGAAAAAACTATGAAGTAACAAGCGCGTATGATTCAGCTTCAAGTGACACTTCGTTGAATTCACCTTTTCGCTTGGGCTGCGAGACATTACGCACAATATAAAATCGGCCTAAGAAAGTGAATGAAGCCGAAATACTCGAAGGATCAAATCCAGTCACGATATATCCACCGAATGTCGCGGTTATTTTTCTTTTATTGGGCTTAGTCGTAACCACCGATTCAGTCAGGCCTTCGCCATCTTGCGCTTGAGCAAAAGTTTCAGCTTCATATCGCAATTCCGCAGAGCGTGCTACGAACCCAGTGATTGTGGGAGCATCTGCAGAAGAAAAACCAAAAAGATAGGAAGCACCAAACTGATTGGAATTTACAAGAGCCATACCATTCTGTCTGCTGTCAACGATTTGTTGACATAGGAAGAAAGGTTATGCCCGATATAGCAATTACTCCTGCCAACCTTCATCCGAGCGCTCAGGCACAGCTCCAGCGTGGACCAGCATCAGTAGCGATCACCGCAGGACAAGTTGTGTGCCTGAATGCAGATCAAACGATCGGTCTCGCCGATGCAAATGGGCCTCCACCTACCAATTTACCAGTTGGGGTCGCACTCTGTTCAGCTGGAGTCGGACAACCAGTCACCTATACTGCAATTGATCCTGCCTTGGTACTCGGCGGAACTGTCATTGCTGGAACAGTTTACGTCTTATCAGGTACCCCAGGTGGAATCTGTACACCGGCTGATCTCGCTGCTGGAATGTTTACTTCCATTATCGGGGTCGGCAATGCCACAACCATGCTCTGGTTGAATGTGCTGGCCTCGGGAATGCAGATTTAAACCTGAGCGTCTTTAGCGGTCACACCCATCAGGAATTCAATCGTATCGCCGTGAGCTTCCCGCTCCGGATCGCTGAACTCAGTGGTGTTGGTTATGTCCACTCCATGGACCATGAGTCTGCGCATAATATCGTAGCCGTTCCCAACCCGCTGTAGCGCATCGTAAATGCGTTTGAAACTTTGGGAGTGATATATGACATCCGTATTATCAGCTCGGGTGACCCACACCAGAATACCGTGCATAAGATCGGTGTCCTCTTGTGCCATGGTCTTCTCAGCCGGCTCAAACATGATGGTCGCAAATGGTGGAATCGGGATTCCGGAATCCATAATCTTTGTGACTATCGTGTATGGCGTAGTCTGGTAATCGGGAGGCCCAGTGAAGATTGATCCAGGGATATCATCAAATGCGGGTGGAGTGGGCCCACTATTCCCAGCGTTTATCACCACAATCACATGGGTCTGACCTGGGGTGGGAGACTTTAAAATGTCGCCAACCAGATAATCTTTGTTGGCAACCCAGACTGGGGTCACATCGTCTCCACCGCCTTTGGCCGGCAGAAATGTAAGATCAGGCAGCAGTTCTTTTAAGAGAGAACACAAGCAAAGCTCCGAGGCGCGTTTTATTTCCATGATCCGCTATACCAATACTCTTTATAAAAGAAAATCATTTCTGCGCGGTCTCAGCAGGTTTATCCCAGTCTCTGGTAACGTTCTGAATGATTCTGGCTTCCCGGTAATACCGTAAACCAATTACCATCAGTTCCATTGCCTCGGACAAGATAATCGGGTTTGTCCGCCCCACCCACCGATGTCCATCATAAACGCAGATCGGTTTCTGATCGTTATCCAAGATCTTTATCATCATCGCCATACCCCCACTCCCTTTGGCCCACAGATTAATGTCCGGCTGGCATCCCCATCCGAATCGATCGACAGCACAGACATATCCACTCCCCGGGCTTGAATGTAGCTGCCAAATTTAACACCGCTGGCCTGGTAAACGTCTTCCCGAATCATGATCCGGGTACGCGCATCCAGGAGTTGACCACCTTTGATTATCGCGGTGCCAGACTCTAAAGCTTCAATAGCGATCGCCGGCCAGGTCGCCCCATTTAAAACCCAATCCTCTTCGAAACTGTTCTCCAGATCCTGAAGAGTCGGATTCCAGGCGTCGAAGAATGAACCAGGCATCTTGCCTTAGCCTTGGTTTGTCAATGGATTCTCTTTACCCCTGCGATGCATTCGACCAGCGCCATTCTCAGATACAGTTTCTTCTTTTAACTTTTGCAGTTCAGCGATTGCACCATTCAATTGCTGGAACCGGGCCTGGTTGATTGCAGTCCGTTCATTATATACCTGGGTCGCTTTATTATAATCAACCGTCATTTGATCATGCGTGGTACGCAATATTCCAAGTTCCAATTGGCAGTCTTTGATTCTATTTTCTATCGTTTCAAGATTTAACATAATTTCACCTTATCCTTCTTGCTTCAATAAATCCCGCACCTTTAACTGTGCCACTGGCAAAAGCTACTTGACCCACAAGATAGATAGTTGTCGTTGATGCCAAGCTAAATCGTGATGGTGGCAGCGCAACACTCACATTTAATGACTGCGTTGCGCCAGTTGGATTCACAATCACTCCGTAGCCTTGCGTCCCATCATCGGCGATGGTCGCCGAAGTATTTGAAATCGTGGCTACTAATTGTTCCGCACCGCCAGCAGGAACAGTCGCACCACTAAAGACCACAGCACCGCGCACATCCCAATCACCTGCGGTCAAAGAAATACTAGTAACGTTCTTCGCTACGTTATTACTGTCCGATCTTGCCCGATGCCGGAGTGTCGTTGGTGGAACTTGCAGCCAGATCGTTCGTGGCAATCTGGCTGCCATTGGTTTCGTAAACACCGCTGATGTCGATATTACCAATACCAGCTCCGGGTGAAGCCACGTTTCTGTTTACCGTCAAACTGCCGTCGCCATACATGCGAACGCCAGTCGTAGGTCCAGTGCCATTCCGCATAAGCAGGAACTCAAACTTGCCTGTGCGCGTAGCATCGGTCGGGTCAGTCCAGCGAGTGAAAATGTCGCCAATAACTCGATCGGCTACCGTGGCTGAATCGCCATACATTTGAAGACCAATACCGAAATCCGCTACTGGTGTGGCACTTGTTCTATGCCGTATCACCAATCCCATCGGGACGCCATTAGTGGTGGCGTCACTGATTGAAACTGACTGAGAAGCAGTCCAACCCAAATCGGCAGTGGTGACCACACCAAGTGGACTGGCAGAAGTGCCAACCCCGGTCATTGTTGAATCAGAAACAACACTCCCTAAATAATCAGTTCCGGATACTGCAGCAGCGTAGGTATATGCCCCGGTTCGCTTAACGATTCCATTAGCGTTTATTGGCCATTCAATTCCGGCTTTCATATACCCGGAGTTGGCGTCCACAATTCCAGCACCTGGATCAACTGAGCGGTTTACGCAAAGACCCCCAGTGGGGAATAAGCGCATCCTGGAAGACAGCACGCCGCCGGAAGCAACCTGAAAATCTAAAGCGGAGGCACGCGAGGCATCAGTCGCAACAGTCCAGATCGACTGAATATTGGCCATTTGCCGATCGAGTACCGTGGCTGATTTCCCATAGAGACCGAGGGATACTCCGAAATTGGCAGCCGGTGTCCCACTGCTATTATGATGCAGGGACAATCCTTCGAGAACATTCGTAGTACCGGCATCAGTAAGCGTGATTGATTGCGCAGCTGTCCATGCAAGATCAGTAAAAATAGCTACGCCGAGTGGACTAGATCCACCAGGCGATGCCGGACCCGTTCCAAGCCCGGTAAGAGTCAAATCAGTATTGACTTGGTTTATATAAACCGTTGTATCAATACCAAGTGTCCCATTGGCACCACTGGTTGTGACAAATCCATTGCTGGTCAGATTGCTAATAGCCGACAGATTAGCAATCGGCCTGCTGGACATATCCAGCGTCGGACTCAGCGATTTCATTAACCGATGATTACGATTCGGATTGCGTTAGAAGCTGGAGCAATAGCGAATGTGAATGTGACAGTACCAGTTGCTCCAATCGCTATGTCACAGATGATTTGGTTGTTGCTGGATACTTCATATGCAGCAGCAATTAATTGATTGGTCGATCCCAATCCATGAGTCGCAGAAGTGACATTGATCGCCGTAGTCGAGCCGTCACCAATCGTGGCTGAATATTTACCAGTTGCACCGAGATTGGTTCGAGCTCCACTCGCCGTAGTTGCACCGGTTCCGCCATTGGCAACAGCAATCGTTGTTCCATTCCAGGTGCCAGTTCCGATCGTGCCGAGCGTGGTGATGGAAGTCTGGCCAACATAAGCCGCATCGATATCGATCGAATCTGCAGCAACCGAGAGTCGGTTGGCTGTGCCAACGACATTAAGCGTATTGCCGCTCTTGGTTAAACCATTGCCTGCTACGACCTGGCCGAGCCCAGAGAATTGAACAAATGTCAGACTGGTCGTACCGAGGGTGATCGGATCATTGGTAGTCAGCGTCCAGGCAGTATCAGCATTTGCCGATCCTTCATTGACCCAGAAGGACATTCCGGATTTAACTTCAGCAGATGTATCAGAATCTGAAGCTCGGGTTGCCGGTGTCGCGGCACCGTTCCATATGTAAATACCATTTGCCGATGCGGGGGACTGACCCATTAATGCAATCCGGTCCCCAGCTACCATGGACACGTTATCAATCAAGCTGCCTGGAGCGCTGATTGTAATATTATTAAGTGTCCCAGCGCGTACTGGCTGCTTCCAATAAACACCACCCTGCGCGATGCTATCGACATAACCTTTGGTCGCTCCATCTGTAGCAGATCCTGGATCCGCGACATTGATTAGTTTCTGGCCATTGATCGACAGATCGGTATTGGGTGCCGCCATCTGATCCAGGCGGCTGGTCCGGACCTGGATATCAAAATCAGAAATTGTCGAGGCAACCTGGGTGCCAGTGTGATTGACCCGATTTAAATAAAACGCTGCGTTATTGCTATTAAAAAGAACCGGATTCTGAAGATCAACAGTACTCGAAGCCAACCGGAGCTTCAGGGTATGACCAGCAGTGTTATACCAAATCTGGCCTTCAGTTGGACTTCCTGGATCGGTACCCAGTAGATGAACAACCACATTTCGCAGTTCATTGTTATTGAGATCGATCGGGGTAAGAAATTTTAAGGCCATGTTTAATTACAGGTTGCTGTGCCACCAAATTGAGAGGCGAAAGTCACAATCGAAGTATTAATGTCAATGTTGTTGATCTCCCCATAGACCACACTGCCGGCACTATCCATGATCTCGATCGATGGATATTTTCCCAGATTATGGTTAATCACCCAGGTATTGCTGGCTGCATTCTGGATATGAAGATAGTTCAGATCTCCAATTGGACCCTGTGGCCCTGAAGGTCCGCTCGGACCAGTTTCACCAATCGGTCCCTGTATTCCTTGCGGTCCAATCGGACCAGATGGTCCTTCTGGTCCAGTCGGTCCAATCGGCCCAGGGGGTCCAGGTTGTCCAAGCTCAACGACAAAAGCCTCGATAATCTGATCAATAATCTGCGGCTCAATCCCAATCGGGCTTTGAGATGGAACATCTAATTGAACATTCTCATCCGGAGTCTCGACATCGAAATGATCGATATCCGATTGATCCCCTGGAAACTCGACATCGATATGAACGATATCAGGCATTAGATCCCCTCAGGTGGTTTGGTGATTGGATCAGCAATGATAAATGAACCGGCAATATAGGGTCCGCGTCTATCCCCACCCGGATCTTCCAGGATCAAATCCCAACCATACGACCCAGACTTCATATCGTAAGTCTGTTCATCGGTCATCTTGGGTATGGTTATCTCCCCATTGGGTGGATCAGTGATCTCTGGATCAAGATCCAGGACCAGACTGGCATCAGGTTTCTTACGAACCTCAGCAAAGGCTTTCCAGTTCGTTAAATCAATCGGTCCACCAGTCTCGTCTTGGGCTCGGAAGATGATTGGCCCAAATATGATGCCAGTGACGATCTTTAAGTTAAGATTCGCAGGTGTGATCGGCACGCTGAATTAGATTTTGTCATCTAAAAAACCAAGGGCTGCATCAGATCTTATCCAATGCAGCCCAGAGGTTTCTCCTATCCTTACGCGTGTATCGACTGAAGCAGCACTAACTTTACGGGGTCACAAATGTTCCACTAGAACCAGTATCAAGTAGCTGGATGCAGTTGGGATTCACAACTTTCAATACCCGATTTGAACGTACTCGCAGCATGTTGCCTCTGCGCTTTTCGTCCCGATAGCTTTCTGAGGTGAACAAGCCGCCAGGTGAATCTGCATCCCAAATAATCGTTCTTCCAAATCCGCCATTCATGAAGTCGCCAGGAGCGATCTTCGCTACCGCTATGAAGGTATCCGGCCAGACTGGCTGAACCGTAGCCGCTCCGGTCTTACCTTTGAGCGCGGTATCATAAGATTTCTTGGCAATCAAGATGTTCTGGATACCGAACACATTGGCGAACATTTGTTCAGTGATTTGGCTCCCACCCTGATTCACGTTCAGGTAGCCATACACATAAACCTGCAGCTTCTGAGATCGGCGAATCCGGTTCCAAATCTTCAAACTCATGATCAAGGTGTTTGGGGTCTCACCGAGCAGAGTCAGTTTTTCTAAAATCCCATTGATATCCAGCGGAACATCGAATGTTCCCAGGTTGGCTTCAGTGTATACGGTCGTTGCGTTGGTATCACCGTAGGTTCCGTAATCGTAAGCTTTTGCTGCCACATCCCGCTCGTAATCGATCATGAGCGAGTTCATCAGGTATTTACCTGTGACTACTTCGGCATCGAAGAAATTCTCCATCCGGCGTGCAACCACATCGTCGACTCTCTCTTCCAATCCGAATTCCTCGGTCTGGTAGCTGTCCCAGGTGAACTTACGCGAGATCTCGTTGTAGGTGCCGGTCTCGTTGCGTTTGGTCGAACCATAGTTGCGGCCACCAGCCAGAAGCTCAGAAGGACCGATCTGAAATCTTGGATATCGACCAACTTCCCGCGCAGATGGATATGCAGGGAAAATCAGTTGGCCAATAAACTGTTTTTCTTGGTCGACTGCTTCCATCAGCACCGTGCTGATGTCTGCTCTTGGGACTGAATCAGTAGTATTGTACATATTGTTCTTGGGGTTACAGGAAGACTACTCGGACGATTGCGCCATCTGCCGCGTTAAATGAATCCCAGGCTACAGCTAATGTTCCACCTGGAATAAGTTTGCCTTCGTTTCCTACAGCTGTATCCAATTGGAGCTTGGCCCCAGCTGCGATAGCTGCCGAAGAGTTACCGATCATAGCGAAGTGCACCGATCCAGGTGCGAGCTGCACTGCCACTGCTTTACCAGCATATACGCCATCTTCCTGATAAACTTGGGCCCGGATCAGAGTCCCGAGTGGCGATGCAGCGGAATCGCAAAGATCGATTCCAGCCGAAGAGAGTTTTACAACTCGGAATTCTTTTCCAGTCAGATTGGCCGCAGCCGGTGCACTAACAACATTATTGGTGTTCATGATTTAAGGGGGAATTAACTGGTGGCAACTCTTCGCGTTCTCTGACTAGCAAGCCAATCGGCATGCAACGCAGGATTCTCTTTCTGAGCAAATCGAAGCGCTTCGGCCTCGGACTTCTTATCCGCTTCCATAATCTGTTTCACTCGAACCTGAAACTCGTGGAGCTGCCCATTTTCAGTTGCCGAAAACATTCGCATACCGTTATCGACCCCGGCTCTCACAGGACGGGTGCCAGTCCTAACCGCCAACCGAAGGGCATCATTCTCAGCCTTATATGTTTCAGCCAGTAGTACAGCGTCATCGCGTTGCTGGGCCAAAGTCACAACCTTGCCTTCGATCTCAGATAGTTCTTTTGTTTCGGCGTCTTGCTTTGCGCGAAGCTCTTTAACGCGTGTGCGGTTTTCGAGATGCACAAGACGCTTTTCCAAAGATTTCATGGCGGTAGCACCTGCGGGGCTGGCATCTACTCCAGCACCTTGCGCTGCTCCGGCTGGTGCGCCTTCTTGACCAGCTGCAGCGCCGGCAGGTTCCAGATCGCCTTCTTGTCCTTCGCCTGGTTGAAGTTCGCCAGCTGCTTCTGCCTCAGCCAATGCTTCATCGACAGCAGCATTCACCTCTTCCCGGGTGAGTCCAATCGCTTGCAACTGCTCATCGGTCATCTCATAAAGGTCAGCTAGGCTGAGTTCATTCTGTCCTTCACCCTGTGCTTGACCATTGATATGGTCGACAATTTCTTTGTTGAGTTGCTCGTGCTGATCGAGGCGCTGGGAGATATGGCTCAATTGGGCAACCACATCTTCCAATGT